TTGTTCAATAGCTTCATTGATATCTTCGACTAGCCCTTTTTTTATTTCATGATTAATGTCACCAATGATGACTCCTTTCTCTCCATTTATTTGCGCATCTCTATAAATCGATCCTACAGTATTACGTGTGGGGTCAATCTTCGATGTTAAATCCATTTTAAATCCTCCCAGATGTTATTTGCCTTGTCCAGTGACTCTTTGTGAGTTTTTTGTGACCTGCTTTAGCGCATTCGCAGGAACAAAATACTGTTCTTTGACGTTTTTTTAAGTTGTCTATTCGTGTCACTTCTTTTTTACATATCCTACAAAAAGTCTGCTTTTCCGTTTGTTTTTCCAGTGATTTTTTTAGCTTTTTCCGATAAATGCACTTATAGCAAATATTCTGATTATTTATAAAATCGCTAAATAATTTATCTATTTTGCAACAATCGCAAATCATAATGTTCACTTTTCTATAGACTTATAATAATTTTATTAAAGAAAGTCAAGAAAGGCGTATACAAGGCGAATTAGCCATTCGCTACGGCGTGAACCGTGGGACTAGCCGACCACAAAACAAAAGGAAATTCATGACTGAAGAAGTTCAAAACAGCGAAGTCCAAGAGGTAGCGCCTCCTGAACAAAACCAAGTCAATGAAGTGAATGAAACGCAAAAAAATCAAGAGCCGGTAACAAACCAGCATTTGAAAGCAATGCGTCTTAAGAATGCCGAACTCGAAAGAGAACTGAAACAATTGCGAGATAATCAGATGCAGATAATGCAAGCACAACTTGCCAATAATGCACCTGTAAGACAAGAGATCGATGAGTTTGATAAAATCGGTGATGAAGAATTCATTCCTTTGGGAAAAGTCAAAAGGCTAGCTGAGAGAAATACTCAGAAGGTTCTAAAAAACGCCGAAGAACTTGTTCGTCAAGAGGTGCAAAAAGCCCTTAAGAAAGAACAAGATAATCAGTTCATGGATCGCTTGAATCGTCAATATTCAGATTTCTCCGAGATCGTCAATCCTGAAACTTTATCAACATTAGAAGAAAGGGAACCGGAATTGGCGGCTACGATTGCGGAGTCAAAAGACCCATATAAGATCGGAGTCCAAAGCTACAAATACATCAAAGCGATGGGTTTATCCCAAACAGCAAAGGAAAGTAGGAGAGAGAAGGAAGTAGACAAAGCTATCGCAAAGTCAGAGAAGGCGATCATGTCTCCAATGGCTATGGATAAGCGGCCTATTGCCCAAGCTTTCAAGCTTACTGATGCCATGAAGAAAGACCTTTATCGTGAAATGCATGGATATGCGGCTATGGCCAATTCGGTTCCCGAAATGACCTAGTAGGTCGAAGGGAAAACCATGACAGTATCAATTAGTACGCTGCCGCCTCAAATTCAGCAGCGATATAATGCTAAGTTGCTGTCAACTCCAGAGCATAACTTGATTCACCAGTTGTTTGCTACACCTGTGGAGTTGCCGGATAACCAAGGCTTTATTGATCGTCAATCGCGCTACGACAGGCTTGACTTGTTTGAAGTGCCGCTTGACGATGCACAAAACAACCCACCGCCACAACAGCTTAACCGCGTTGATGTCGATTGCCGTGTACGTGTTTACGCGACTTATATCGTGTTGACGCGTCAGGTAACAATCACCAACGAAGATCCTGTGCTTAATAGCGCAGCAGCTCGTTTGGGACAATCTCTCAGGGAAACACAGGACGCCCTCCAGAGAGATAATCTGGAAAGTTCTGCAAGTATTATAAACTGCGTTGGCGGTACGAACGGCGACATTCCTACTGAGATGACTATCTCAGATGTGGACGATGTCTTTACAGTGCTTCAGAACAACTCTGGAGAGTATATCACGAATATCGTGGAAGCCGAACTGCGCTTTGGCACATCGCCAATTGGTGATGCCTATGGTTGCATGGCGACGACACGTATGATTCCTGTGTTATACAACATGACTGGTTTTACAAAGAAATTCCAGTATCCAAACATCTCTCAGACATTGTCTACCGAGATTGGTGGAGCTAATAACGTTCGTTTCTTTGTATCTGAGCAAGGCTCTGTCACACCTAACGAATCTTTGCTTGGGAATGACATTGCTAACTGCTTCGTAGCTGCAAAAGAAGCTTACAAAGTTGTGTGGCAGGCAGGTGGTAAGGCTCGCTTTATCTATCTACCGCCTGGATATAACAACGACCCGTGCATGTTAAGGCATACAGCTGGTTGCTCGTTCTATCAAGGACAATGCATAACTAACGACCTCTGGATTCAAAACTTGCGCTCAACAGGTATTTAAGGAGGTTAATATGGCATTACCGTTTTCATTTATTGGAAAGTGGGATTATACGAATCCTGACACTCCAGTTGCCGTCGATATTCCTATGACGGATAAACCTGATTGGGTGATTGTAAAGAATATAACTAATTGGGGGGATACTACAGCCATTACCGCGCTAGAATCGGAATGGTTTAGTTCAATGGCTCAAGGCTCTTACATTGGTATGAGTCAAACAATAACGACAGATGCTCTCGCAGCGACTTCTGGAACTTCTGGAGGTTTTACCTTTATTGATCAGACTCGTCCTCCTACTTACGCTAAAGTAGCGATTACGGCTGTCAATGGAACAACTTTTGTTGTTTTAACAGGTACAACGACAGGCATTAATGTTGGTGATCTCGTAAGACTCATCAATGTTGTTGGAGCGCATGAACTAAGCGGTATTTTATTCAAAGTAACAGCAGTTTCCGCCGGGGTAAGCATTACTCTTGGCATGGCTGCAACCGCTGCTAGCGCAGGCTGGACAATTGCAAGCGGTACAACTGGTTTTTATCAGAAAGTCTACCCAGGCTTTATGTACCCAAAAGAATTGCCAGTGCTGTACATAACACAAGCGACACAAGCTAAAGTTTATTTTGGAAGACCAAATGACTTTACGCCTGGCGAACTTGTCGATTTCCAGATTCCAACTCCTTATGGCATGACCCAGTTGAGTAATTTAACTGGAAGAGCCGAACAGGATGCTTTTGGAAATCCTCCTGGAGCAGCTCGCGTCTTAACGGTCACAAATTCAGCAACAGAGTCGTCTATCGTTCTAGATTACGACACAACTGGCTTTACTGCATTTGTGTATCCGTTATCAGCAAGCTTTGCAGGCGGCGCATCTCCAGCAGTCTGCTTTCCTGCGGGTTCTGGCGTCGTTCCTTTCAATGGAAGTGCAACGATTCCACAAAGTCCTCCAGGAACAAACTTGCAGGATGCTTTTGACAATCGCGCACAGTATGTCATGAACCTTGGACTTAACGTCGTTGGAGCGGCTTCCGCTCACATGGTCGTTATGGCGTTCAAGGCTGATTTCAATAACGCAATTACAAATGCATAACAAAAAGGAAGGAGGCAATTTGTCTCCTTCCTCTAAACAAGGAAAATAAAATGGAAGTCAGAGAATTAGGTAAAAAATCGAAAAAAACATTGCCTCCTCAAGAAAGGGATGAACTTATTAAGAAGATGCGAAAAGAAGATGATAAAGTCATCACAGGCATGTTTGAATTTCTTGATGCTCAAGGTGGATGGTTGGAATTTGCTTATAGGAAATATCCAGGCGAACCAATTCAAATGATCAAAATGATTCATGGTGAGATTTGCGATCTTCCTATGGGAATTGTTAGACATTTGAATAATACAAAAAAGAAAGTTAGACGATATTCGATGGAATTACCTGCTAGTGGCCAAAGAACTCCTCGCAGCTATGAGACTGTTTCAAGAGTTAGGTTTACACCAACGGCGGTATTGTGAGCGCTCCTAATTCAAATTTTGGGCCTCCATTCGGTTCTGAATTTATACCGAATTTGCAGTACATATCGAATATCACTCAAGCTTCTACTGCTATTGTTGCATTTATTACTAATCATAATTTTACCATAGGTGAGTGGATAAGCTTTCGCATTCCTCCTCCTAATGGCATGATACAGTTGAATAATCAAAAAGCGCTAATAATTTCTATTACGCCTAATACGGTAACAATAGCAGTAGACAGTTTGAATTTTTATCCGTTTATATACGTGCAAGATCCTCAAATTCCTTGTATTGCCGTTCCGGCAGGCTCTGGAATCTCTCCAGGGACAGCGACGGTGACACTAGAAGATGCATTTGATAACCAACCATTATTATGACAACATTTGTACCTACATTTCCGTTATATCCCACTTTGGCGAATGCCGTCACTAAGACACGCAAGCTGACGGGGTCAAGTAATTCGTTTCAGGTCACGGATTCGTATATCGTGCAGCAGATGCATAGTTTTTATTCCTATGATTTGCCGGCCAAATTCCGTTCATTGAAACTCAAGGACATGTATACGTTCACGACAAATGTTGGTCAGGATGTATATCCATTCAATAGCGAACTTTACATAACTGTTGAGCAACCTTGCTATTGCTCTAAAAGAGAACTGCGCCTATTCACTGACCCATGGAATTTCTATGGAGTTAACTTCAATTGGCAACAATTCACTACCTTTGCTTCTGGTGATAGCACTACCGGTTCCCAGACAGGTCTTATAACAAATATAACTAATGCTAATCCTGCCGTTGTTACGGCGCCTAGCCATGGTTTAGTGACTGGAATTACAGTCATTTTAAACAATGTGGGAGGCATGGTGGATGTAAACGGAAATTCTTATATAATCACGGTCATTGATGCCAATAATTTTTCTCTAAATGTCGATTCAACCAGTTTTGGCGTGTATACTTCCGGAGGCGATTGGTTTACTTCACCATATAACGGATTCACTACAGCGGCTCCGCTCATTGGAAGTGTTAATAATGATCCAGGACCTATAAATAATCAAAATCTATTCTTTCCACAAAGCCGAGTTCAAAATATTCTCATCACAGCGAATGTGATAGGAACAAATGGAATAGGGCAGACTCAAAACGTTACTGACGATGGTCAAGGCAATTTAATTCAAATCTTTCAAACTTCTAATGCAGGAAATCAGAATTATGGATGGACATACTATAGACAGTACGCTTCATCCACACCAAATAGCCCTGGCAATGCGACAATTAATTATCAAACAGGTCAAATTGTAGGTTTGACATTCGCCGATCCTATTCCTTCTGGAACACCTATTCAGATTCAGTACAATCCGAAAAAGTTATCTATCCCATTAGCGATAATGTTCTATCAGAACCAATTTACCCTAGCGCCTACTCCAGATGCTGGTTACACTATCGAGCTCACATGCTATCGTCAACCTATTCAAGCCCTTATAGCAGCGGACATGACTGGAAATCCTGAACTTTCGGAATGGTGGGAAATACTAGCTGTAGGCGCATCTAAGAAGATATTCGAAGAAAGATTAGATTCTGATGGAGTTATTTTCATCGATAAGATGCTTAAAGAACGCTATGACATAATCGAGACGAGAACATACGCACAGATAGGCCAACAACGCATTAATACAATTTATACCGATCAACTTACCTTTAATTATGGTCTTGGTGGAATGGGTTCAAACTTTGGTTCAATATGAAGAAAAAAATGCAAAAGCCTCCAACAATCAAAAAGAAAAAACTTAAACCATTGCCGAACAAATCTATTCCACTTGGTGGAAGTCCGTTTGTAGGTAGATCAACAACAGGGTAGTCATGACAGTTATAAAAGGAAAAGAAAAGAAACTTAAAAAGCCTGTATCTATTTTGAAAGTTCAAATGAGTGAAAAAGCTAAACGAAAATTGCGCAGGCCTCAAGATGTTCAACCTATCGCAACTGTAGCAGTTTAAAGGAATACTATGCCAATACCAACATATACGCCAGGATACCCTCCAGACGGTTCTTCATTAGGTCAGACAAAAGCTACAATAAGAAACAATCTTGATGGCACTTTCCAAACTCTTAACGTTGACCACGTAAATAATAACGGACAACCAGGTTCAAGACCTGCCGGATATCATACTATTATTCATGAAGTTCCTCAAACCAGCGTGACTACTGTTACTGGATACAATCAATTATTTTGTGGAGTTCCAGGAACTTTGGCTGTTGATTCCGTGACAACACCTAATGTTCCTCCAAACGGGGATACTCAACTTTATTCCCTTACAGGTATGGGAGGACTTTCTCAGTTAACAGGAAATAGCGCCTCTCAAAATGGATATTCATGGTCTGGAGGCATATTATTTCAATGGGGATTTGTTGCCCAAACATCATCTTCTACAGTAGCTGTCACATTTCCAGTCACATTTCCCAGAAATTTTTTCAATGTTCAGGTTACTAGAACACGAGCGTCGACTAGTCCTGGAGATAATAGCATGTGGGTAATTACCACTCCTACCACTTCAGGTTTTTCTATAAAAAATGATGATGGTCATATGTGGGGCTATTATTGGTTTGCTATAGGTAACTAAATGACGGGCTTTCATCAAGTTCTAATAGGAGGATATCCTGGAGGCGGTCTTACACAAGACAAGAAGCCGATGCTTCTTTCCAATGAGGCATATTCAGATTTAGAAAACGCTTATGTTTTCCGTGATAGAACAAAAAAACGTGATGGAGAAGTTCCCATGGGAAGACTTCGTCGTGTTTTTACGACTGCTTCTATAGGAAATAGTTCGGCATCTCCATGGACATTTAATATCTATACAAAACTTTCCATTACTCCTGAGCCAAATGCTCAAATTGAACCTGGAAGCGTTAGAATTACCATAGCGACTTTGGCAACTCCATTTGTTGATCAAGGAAACGGAATTCTCACTAATGCTACGGCAGGAAATTCTGGAACTATTAATTACATGACAGGCGATGTAACTTTGATAACGACTGTTGGTGCAGGACATGCAACTACAATATCTATAAATTACTTTCCGGCTCTTCCTGTCATGGGAATATTAAAAAGAGATGTTTCGACTTTAGGTATTGATGCCACAGTTTTTTTTGATACTAAGTACGCCTATCAATTTGTGAATGGCTTCCAAGAATTGGTTTCCGGAACTACATGGACAGGAACAAATACTGATTTCTTTTGGGCGGCAAACTTTCAAGGAGCCACGGCGGATCTTCGCTATTTTTTTGTAACTAATGACAATATTGACCTTGTAGCTCCAAGTTACGACCCAATTAGATATTTTAATAATTCCGCTTGGATTGATTTACAACCTCTTCTCACCGCTACTGTAACTCTTTGGCAAGCGCTAATTTTAATTCCTTATTATGGTCGTTTACTTGCTTTGAATACATGGGAAGGCCCTACAGCTAGCACATATACAGGCGCCACGAACTTTTTTGCACGCTGTCGTTTTAGTCAATTAGGAGATCCAACAGATCAAACAAATGGCTGGCGTTCTGATATATTTGGCAGAGGAGGTTTCATCGATGCTCCAACAAATGAATCGATCGTAAGCGTGGCATTTTTTAGAAATACTTTAATTGTGTTTTTTGAATACTCTACTTGGCAATTACGTTATATTGGAGAATATGGACTTCCATTTATTTTTGAACGAATTTCTTCCGATTTTGGCGCCGTCGGTACTTATAGTCCTATTGTGTTCGATCAGGGAGTGATGGCAGTTAGTGATAGAGGTATTATACAAGCTGCTGCGAATGGCGTTACGAGACTGGATGAACAGATACCCGAGCAAGCGTTTGGATTTGAAATTCAGAATCAAGCTCCTAATTTTGTTCATGGAATTAGAGACTTCGAGAAAGAACTTGTTTATTGGAATTATCTAGACATAGCAAATGCCTCTGCAACACAGTCATATCCAAATACTGTGCTCCTATTTAACTACAGAAACAATACCTGGGCGAAATTCCGAGATACCATTACTTGTTTTGGTCCGGCTCAGTTCCAATTTGGCATCACCTGGGATAGTTTAACGACTTTTTGGGAGAGCAATGTAAGTTGGGATAATGTAGACGATCAACAATATGTGGATTATGTTGCATTGGGCACGCAAGCAGGATTTATTAACATTTATAATAATCCGGATGCGGAGACGCCGCAACCTGTCACTACTCTATATGCTCCCACAATAGCAATCACGGCTGTGGATTTTACTCAGCATCCAACACAGATAACTATTCCAAGTCACAATCTTGCCAATAGCGAGATCATCTATATTCAGAACACTATCTGGAGTGGAACTGACCCTGGACTGAATAATATGATCTATAATGTCACTATTGTAGATGCAAATACGATCACTTTAAGCACATGGAATCAGGCTACTCAAAATTATGAAGCCGTCGACATCACATCAGCGGTATATCTCGGAGGTGGAATAGTAACTCTATTTCCAAAAATGAATATCGTAGGCAAGGATTTCAATCCTTTTCAAGGAGCTGGAAAACAATTTAAACTTTCATTTATTGATTTTCAGATGGACTCCAATCTTATCTCTCCTGCTATTTCAGCTATTACGGTTCAACTTTTTGTGAATTCTTATCTAGGTGAGCAGGCTAATCTTATTGCAACGAATCAAGAAGTTGTCAATTCCTCGCAGGGTTGCGGATTTATAACCAATGCAACACAAGCAAATCCATGTCAAATCACGAGTCCAGACCATAGTTTGATTACAGGAACCTCTATCTATATTGCCAATGTTCAAGGCATGACGCAACTTAATGCCGCTATTTACACCATTACGGTCGTGAACTCGAATAATTTTACACTGAACAATACCGATTCAACTGGATTTAGCGCATATGTTACGGGGGGGATATGGAATACTTCACCTGTTGATGGTCAAATATATATTCCAGGTTCAGAGTATGCATGGTATCGTTTCTATAGCGCTCAATTTGGGCAATATCTCCGTATTGGATTGACTTATGATGACACATTGATGAATCAGTTAGCAACGCACCAAACTCCCATGGAACTTAATGCCATGAACCTTTGGATGCGTGAAGGCGGAAGATTAATCAACTAACCATATAAAGCGGCTTTACAGTATGACATTTTCGAGTGACAATCCGCTAAATACAAACCAGCTTCCAATTTCTTTGGATGCAAATCCCGATGAAAAAGATTTTCAAAGTATTTTATTGCTTTATCTTCGCCGAATTGCCAATGCAGTAAATACCAAAGAAAGCGGCCTTTTTCTTCTTCAGGAAAATGCCAACTTTGAACAATGGTTTCAGACAGCCAATCCTCAACAAAATCGCAATGCTTATAGGATTACCGCTGATCTGGTGGCGCTAAATGGAGGAAACATTGGAGGAGGCACAACTAACTTAGTCTTATCGTCTTCCACACAGCCAATGAAAATTAATGGATATCTTTATCCAGTACAAGGTTTTGGAGGAGCATTAGATACAACTGGACTGTCTTATTTCTTAAACGATCCAGCTATTTACGTGAGATATCAAGCCTCGACAAATACAATCATTATACAGAATAATTCAGGTAATGCTCTTACGTGGTGTGTATGGGTCATGGAGTATTTAAAAAACTGAGGTGATATGGGCGGTATAGGCGATTTTTTGTTCGGCAGTCCTGACAAATTAAAAAAAGTTCCCACAGGAACGAAGCAACAAACGCAGTTCGGAGGAACAGATTTAATAAATCTTCTTCAACAAATGATGCAACAAGGCGGAGGATTAGATTTAGCCAATAAATATGATCAAAGTTTACTGGGAAATGGACCGGAAGCTTTTAATCAATTTTCTTCTCCTTATCTAAAACAATTTGAAGAAGAAATTCTGCCGCAAATTGCCGAGAGATTTGCTGGCATGGGCGCTCTTTCTTCTAGCGGATTTGGTCAATCTCTTGGAGGTTCAGCCTCGAGTCTTCAGTCAAATCTTGCGCAATTATTTGCTCAATTACAAGGACAAGCAGCCGGACGACAGCAAGGACAATTTGGAAATTTATCGCAACTTGGATTAAATTATTCTCCTTTTAGTTATGAAAAACAGAAAGGATCTTCTGGAGTGTTCGCGCCTTTAGCAACAGCGGCGGGGACTGCACTTGGAGGTCCTTTGGGAGGAGCTGTTGCAAGTGGAATAAGTAGCTTATTCAAGAAGGGTGAAGGCGGAGAAAATCAATTTCCTTTAACAGGTATGTACGATTCTTTATTTAGAAGTGGGGCTATAATATAATGGTTCAAGTAATAGAGACAGAAGATCCTAGAGGAAGACTATCCGAAATGCTTGGCATGAGTTTAGGACAAGGCATAGGAAGTGGACTGAATACTTTCTTTGCCAATAGAAGCCTCGACAGTGTCTTGAAAGATAAATCTCTTGAAAATGCTTCACAGTCTAAGAAGTTGGAAGCATTGCGTTCAGCCTTAAGCCCTTACGGAGAAAAAGGCCAGGAAATCTTTCAACAGCGCATGCAAATTGATCAGCAAGAAAGGCAAGAACAAGAAATAGCTAAAAGTGAAGCTGAGCAGGAAGTCCTTGGTCGTGTAATTTCAGGTGAAAAAGTCTCAGCGAAAGATCTTAGCAAAGTTTCTCCACAAAACCAACTGAAAATTCAAGAATTACAAAAAAGAAGGGAATCAGGCAAAAGCGTTCTAGATTCTTTACTTAAAGCTGGTTATCCAGAAGAAACTGCAAAAATATGGCAAAATCAGATGGAAAACGCTCCAATAGGAGGTCAATCTGATGTAATTAAGAATGTTAACGATCTTATTAGACGTTCAAAAGCTGGAAAAGGATTAGGTCAACAGCAAGAAACAAGAGAAGAAATTAAACCGAATATTGATATTCCAGGAACAAATCTAGGTGGTTTAGAACTCGATTTTCCTGAACTTCCAGAACCTGTCGGCATGACGCCTTCTGATATAGTTAAACAGAATGAATATCGAGAAAAAACAAATATTCCTTTCTACACTGAAGCGGTAGATAGGTTGAATGCTTTAGATGATGAATATAGAGAAGTCAAACATCTTCAAGATTTGAATGAAATCCAAGGTGCATTGCCGAAGGGAATTGAGAAGTGGAACGTTAATTGGGATACTGGAGACTTACGCGTAAAAGCTTTAGCGACTCCCGAAGCTCAAGATTACGTAAAAACAATTGCACGCATGGCCAGAAGAGCAAAAGATTTCTTTCCTGGAAGAGTAACAAATTTCGACTTAGATCAGTTTAAACAGGGATTTCCTACACTAGCAAATAGTTCAGAAGGCCGTACGCTTATTGCAGAGCAACTTGCTTTAGGTAATAGGATTGCTTACTTAAAGGATGAAACTTTCAAGTCCGCCATGGATCATTACGGTTCTGGAGCTGATCCTGTATTGGTGAAGAAATATGCAACTGAGAATTATAGACGTTTAAAATCTCAACTAGAAGAACAATTAAAATCGGTTAACACACAAGCTAGAGGTATGGTTAAACAGGAAACAGAAAAAAACAATCGTCCTTCTTTAGATGAGATTTTTCAATGAATTATCAAGAGAAATATCACAAAGCCAAGCAATCTGGATATTCTGACGAAGAAATCGTGGAATACCTTTCACAAAAAGATGCTTCTTTTAATGAAAAAGTTCAAAAAGCCCAAGATGCTGGATACACCGGAAAAGAAGTTTTAGACTATTTCAATTCTCCTCCAAAACAAAAAGAATTTGGCATTGGCGACTATGCAAAAGATGTCGGAAAGCAAACTGCTCAGGGATTTGGAATTGGCTCTCTTGGCACTTATGGTGATATTCTCGATTTATTCGGATTGCAAGCTAAGGAAATCCTTCCAGGAGAAAAAGCCAAGTACAATCGTGAGTTTGATGTATTGGAGAAGATGCAACAAGGACAAGTTCCATCTGTCGGAGAACTCATGGAATTATCTGGAGATGATGAGATAGCGCCTAGATTTTCTCGTCTTCCTTCTTCACAAGATGTCGAATCTTTGGGAAAAGACGTAGGACTTGTTTCAGAACCTAAAACAGCAGCTGGTCGTTATGGTCGTCGCATTGGGAAAATTGGCGGTGGAAGCGTTGCGCTTGGCGGCACAGGAATTGTGGCTCCAATTGCAGCCGGAACAGCTGGACAAACCTTAGAAGAAGCGGGTGCTCCTCCTTGGGCGCAAGCGGCGGCAGAGATAATCGCTTCTTTGAAATTCGCTCCCAAGACAAATATTCCTGTCACTTCTAAAAGTAAAGAAGTAGAAAAAGTCATCACTGATTTAAGGAAAGCTGGATATTCAGAAAAAGATATTACTCTAGCTAAGAGCGCTCTTGAAGAAAGGAAGATTCTTAAAAAGTATGCGTCACTAACTCCTGAAGCGGAAAATGCCATCAATACAGGAGTAAAGAATAGCGAGACTTTGTTCAAAGAACAAATAAAAAAAGGACTTCCAGGATATGCTGAAGGCGGTTTACCATACCTTGAAAAACAAGCTTCTAACGTTTATCAACAAATGGAGGAATTGGCCTCCAGCGTTCCCATAAAGAATAAAGAACCAGTAAAGAAGTCTATCGAAAATGCTATTGCATATCTTGAGAAATACCCACTTCTGAAAGAGCAAAAAGAATTCATTGAATTTATGCAAGATGGTCTTAAGAAGTTACCTGGAGCGGGAAACGCAGATTTCTTCACAGGTTTTTATAGAAATCTTGGACGAGCTGGAAACTGGGGAAACCCGAAACAAAAAGAGCATATCCTTGGAATGGTTAAGCAAGGTATTAAAGATACTTTTGCCGCATCAGGGACAGAAGGCGCTAAATTTGGAAAGTATTTCGATAAAACAAACGAAGCATGGAAGAAATGGCTCAATGCCAAAGATATCATGCAGACTATTGAAAAAGCCCAAACTGTCGAAGGAATGAACTTCAAAAAACTTTCTTCTCTTCTCAATGATCCAAGCAACCATGAACTTGCCAAAAAAGTTTTAGGCCCAGAGCAACTTCAAAATATCAAATCTATTTCTAAAGGAGCCCAGGCTATTGAATCTCTTCTTAAACAAATTCCTAAAACAGATAAAAGTATTCAGGAATTAAAACTTCTTTCTGCTTTTCATTCACTTCTCGTTCATGGAAACAAGTCTCCGTTAGCTGCTTTCATTGGTTTAGAAGGAGCTAAAAGACTATCAACATCACTCTTGATTGATCCTGAAAAACAAAACATTATGAAGAGAATTATTGTTGCTGCCAAGAATAATTCTCCTCAACAAGCAGGAATTCTTGCTCAGGAGCTAACAAAAGATATTTCTCTCCAACCAGAGGAAAATAGTCGCTCCGGCAATAAACGCTAAAATAATCATTCGTCTTCTCCTAAAATATCTTTTTTCAATTCATGATGCGTGATAGCCATTGAAAGTTTTTTCCTTGATGGCATTCTACATTTTCTAAGCGCTTTATTTTGTATAGCTCGAACTCTTTCTGGAGTTACTTTTATTATTTTACCTGTCGCGACCAAAGTTTTAGAATGTGTTTCAAATAAACCATATCTATGCATTAACACTATTCCCTCTCTTTCATCTAGAGATTCCACCAGTTTTTTCAAAGCTTCTTCTGGTGTAATAGTGTTAGTTTCTATATCCAAAGGTTTTCTTTTAACCATTTCATATCCGTCCACGGTGAAATCCAGTTGGATTTTCTTCTTTAATCCATTTTCTTTTATTCCTTGGATAGTTATATCTATTTCGTGAAGCCTTTTTGCCATGAATGCTAAAGTCCCTAAAACAGAATCGTTCTTTACAGCATCATTAACCTTTTGATACAAGGCACTAAATTCTCTCATTTGAGTTGTTAATGCCGAAAGAGTGGGTTCTAAAAGAGACTTCTCTAATTTTATATGTACACCGTGTATAAATATGTCATGTAAATGTTTATACGTATCAGCAAAAAACTTTAATTGATGTTCAATACCATCTAATCTTTTAGATAAAATTTCATCATTCATTTTTTTCCATTAATTTAAATTCTTCAATACAATCTAAATCCCAAATGCAACCACTCGCACAATCCCAACCATAATACCAGCAACTATTTTGTGACATACGACAAGCCCAGAGATATTGAGGAATGATAATCCCTTGATATTCTTTCTTAATGTCATTCCAATTCAACTGATATGTGTCTGAATCTGCATCCCACGTTCTAGTTTTAAAAGGATACTTTTCCGCCATTTCTAATATTTCTGTTTCGGTTTCTAGATAGAGGATTTTTGCATTCTCCTTCAGTTTTAATTCATAAGAAACAGCGAGGTTTTCAAGATTGAAGTTTTCTCCAGTACACCACCATTTCCAGTCATAAGGTCCTTCTACACTAAACCAAAGTCCATTTGGTTTGGCCTGCCAGCTTAGTTCAGATTGAGCATATTCTTTTGGTTCAAGAGAAAATTTCTCATTCGCATAATGAACCAATCGCATCACTTCACCTGGATGAAAGGTGTTGCTCCGCTTGTGACAGAAGGAAGCTTACCGTCCCATTTTTGAACCGCTTGCCATTGAATAAGTTCCGCTGTGACAGACCGAGACAATAATAAGTTAGCCTTAGATTCAGATTCCGCTTGGACAATAACGCAACGCGCTTGTCCATCCGCCTTGGCGATTTGTTTCTTGGCCTCTGCTTCTGCCTCTCTCAATTCGTTCTCTCTCTGCTGGGCGCGTTGCATAGCTTCTATTTTTGAATTTAAAGCGGCTATGACATTCTGCGGAAAGTGAAATCTCCCAATCAGATAAATTCTACTCAATTCAATTCCTATAGGAGATAAATCCTGTCTAACATGTGCTTCTACTTCTTCGAAGAATGATTCTTTTCCGCTATAAAGATCTTCAATACGCGTACGTGAAGCGGACTTATTAATAGCATCGCGAATATAGTTCCTAATAAAAATATGAGTGATCTCGTCCATACCTCTTCTGTATCTCTGAAAGATAATAGGAATAGACTCAGACCTAAGATGGTAGGTGATGCCGATGTCAGCAGATACAGCCATACCCTCGGATGTTTGAAAATTGAATCCTTCACGGTCACCCTCCCAGGTGTCATTTTGTTCGAAGATTGGAAACTGATAGACTGATTTCCATGGTGCAATCCAGTGCATGCCTACATGCAATTCTTTTGATTCAACGCCTTTATTGTCGCCTAATAGATCTACAACTACTCCCACATATCCAGGAGAAATCATTTTGAAGCAGAATACCCATAAGATGAAGAGCGGTATACCTATTAAACATCCCCATGCTATCAATTTTTCTTTTTTCATTCTGCATCCTTAATAAGAAGTTTTATTTATCTCTAGGCAGTTCCGGCAATGGCATCCAGTGTGTAATTTCATGCGATTCAATACCCCAAAACAAATCTCCGCATGCACATGCATTAGATTGTAAATCGTCACCGATTATATCCCATTCTTTGCCTTCATATCTTGCAATAGAAATTGGACATGGTTCCCCTGTTCCAGACATTTGAGCATAAACCAAAACAAAGAAATATTCGGGTGGTAATCTATCTTTGATATCAATCCAATCCATAATAATGCCTTTATTTTTTCTTCTCGCACATGCTTTGAAGGTGTAATCTTTCAAGCTCTGATTCTGATATCCTAAAAGGCGCCCTCTTACCTACACTTGGTCTTGAAGCGTAAAGTTTACCTTCTTTAATCATCCGTCGTACACTAACCGGATGCATCTTGATGCGCGATGCAAATTCATCTACCGTTAGAAAATTCATATTTCCACCTCTTTGTAATATATATCATCATATTGTTACGTATTGCATCATATATGTCAACACTCTTTTAAGCAACGAATATATATGTTGACTCGTATGAATTTTATACCGCAATTTATGATTTTAACCTTAACAGGAGTAAAAATATGTCGAAAATGTTTCAAGTTTATGGGATTGGGCAAGCTCTGATTCCAGTGCTTCCTCCTCCTCTTCATTTCGCAAATACACCTAATTCAAATCAAACGAATTACGAAATCGGTCAAATTGTTTATACAGGCGTTGTTGGCTCTTACACCTTTTATATTTATGCAGGTGCAGGAGTATGGGAACTTTTAGATATATCTACAGGATCTTTAGATACTCTAACAACTGATGACTCTACTGTGGTAGTTCCTACAGCTGGAAATATAAACTTAAAAGGTTCTGGAAGCACAACTACATCTGGTTCTGGTTCTAACGCCACAGTAGCATTGACAGGTTTAACCAATCACGCAGTTTTAGTTGGTGCTGGTACGACAACTATTACAAAATTGGCTGTTGGAACCACAGGACAAGTTTTAACTGGTGCATCGGCTGCTGATCCAGCTTTTGCTGCTTTAGGAACTAACTCAGGGTTAACTGCTCATGGTGTATTGCTTGGTGAAGGAAATTCGGCTATTGCCGCTACTGCCGCAGGTACAACTGGACAAGTTCTTATAGGTTCAACAGGAGCTGACCCAGCATTTGGCGCCTTGGGTGTTAACTCCAATTTAACAGGTCTTATTGTTGGTAATACTAATTCAGCGTTTACAACAGCCACCTATACTCCAGCAGCATCATGGACACCAGCTTTTAGTCTTGCGACTCCTGGTGATTCGGCTTGGACATATTCAACGCAATTTGGAAGATATAATCAAGTAGGCGCTGTAGTTCATTTTTCAGCTTCTATTACTTGGAGTGCGTTTACCAACTCTACGGGTTCAGGTGTTTGGAGAGTTAGTCTTCCAGTTGCAGCAGGTGCATTCACCCTACCAGGACAAATCCAAATTAATGGAAGTGGTATTGATGCTTCAGCAGAAACTGCAAATTTGCCTGCAAACTTCTATGGAAAAATCGCTAGTGCAGCTTCTGTATGTACATTATCAGTACAAGAAGGTGGAACAGGTAATGCGGCCGCAGCTTCTTTTGATCTCACAGTAACACAAGTTAAAACTTCAGGTACATTAACTATATCTGGATTCTATTTTGCAGCATAAGAGAGGTGAAAAATGTGGAAAGATAGTGTTAAATTTCAGACCTTGACGGTCGTTGCCTCTGCCAGTATAACTACAAGTTATGTGGCTGCTGTTACTGTTTCTCTTCCTGTCGTCATGATGGGAATAAAGAATGGTACTAATGGTGATATTGTTCTTGGAATTGATGGAACCACAGCTAAATGGGGTTTTCCAGCTAGTTCTGGAGGTGCTTATGATGTAACAACAAATTCTCCAACTCATAATCAATTAATGTTGAGTGAAGGAACCACGGTTTATATTAAATGGCAAGGTAGCGCTCCTGGATCACCTACAGGAAATGTTTATATTGAATTTATGGAGGTAACTACATGAGCCAAGTTTATGTAGGAAATGGTTCTGGAGGTGGTGGAGGTGGAAGCAATGTCCAGACACTTACTCCAAATAGCGGTGGCGCAGTTTCTCCAGTTGCGAATAATATTAATGATCAGGGATTGGCAGCTAATAGTGGTGGAAATGCTTACCCCCTATTTTCATATAATGGTGGCGCTGGTCAGTTCAATTGGGAAAATAGAACATATCTTTCACCATATGTAGTAGACCCGTCTACCACAAATGGTAGTAAAGGAACCTTTACCACACTAGCGGCTGCCATTACTCAATGTATTTCCGATGGCGCGGCAACGACTGGGCCTGGGGCAGCGATTTATATTCGTAATACTACTATCACTGAAACGATTTCTCTAAGTACAAATGGAATCAATATTTCCATATTGGGTACAGGTGGAAAAAGTAATCAATCTTTTGCCAATTCAAATCCAATATTCAATGGAAGTTTTACATATAGTGGTAATGGTAATATAATATTTTCAAATATCGACATGAGCAGTTCAGCTGTTCTAGTTATGTCTGGAAGTGGTTCTTTTACTGTCTCTGATTGTTATTCGAATGCGTCAATAACACATTCAGGATTTCAGTTTTTCTTTGATAATTCCACAGCAGATACTAGTTCCTCTATAGCTATTTCTGGGACAGAATTTTCAGTTAGAAATAGTACTCTTTTAAACTTTACTATAACATATTCTGGTTCTGGAACTTCTTCTTTTCAGAACTCAAATTTTGGAGGAACTTTAGCTGGTTCAACCTCTGGGCTCTTATTCTTCAATGCTTGCTATTTGCCGATCGTGGCCAATACTATGACTACAGGTACAATTGAGACATTCAATAATACTTATGGTCCACATGATTTTTATTCAAACACAAGTATGACATATGAAAAAGGTCAATCCGACGTTGGGAATGTCTTTCTAGCTGCTAGAGTAACTGTAGATTATGCTGCTGTTTACCAAGATTATTATATTGCTGTGATCAACACAGCAGCAACAAGAACTATAACATTACCAACAACTGGTGTGATAAAAAATCAAGTGTTCGTGATTAAAGATGAATCAGGGGGAGCTGGTACAAATAATATTTCTGTAATAGTGGCAGGGGGAGCAACTATTGATGGCTTAACTACTTATCCTATTAACACAAATTATGGTTCTATCACAGTGGTATATAATGGAACAAATTACTTTACAATATAGGTGATACATGTCGAATATAGGAATTCTCCCTAAAGGTGGCCTGTTAACAGGAAATGGCACAAATAATGTTATTTTGCCTGTCGGTACTAATACTTTCGTCTTAACTGCCGATTCAGCCCAAGCAGATGGTGTAAAATGGGCTGCTGGTGGAGGTGGAAGTTCTACCAAAGCTTTTTATTCTTATTGCAGTAGTGCAAAAAGTAACGTTACAGGAAATACTGTGATTTATCAAGTGGTATTTGATTCCACGGTTAGAAATGATGGGACCGCATATAACACTTCTACAGGTGTTTTTACAGCTCCTTCAACTGGTTTTTATTCTTTTAACACAATGATTGAATTTCAATCTGGTTCCACATTTTCAGCAGGAAGTGAATTAGTAGTAAGTTCTTTTGGAAGTGTATATTCTCAAATTTTAAGCCAAGTTAGTCAATCTGAAGCTGCTATATCAGATACATCACTTATTATTAGTAATTCTTGGATGGTTCCTATGACAGCAGGAGATACCATGGCTGTTCAAGTATTATCCACAACTACTTTGCAAGATGTATCAATAGGCGGAAGTGCATTAAGTTCTAATCAGTTTACAGCATATTCTTCATTTTCAGGATTTTTTGTAGGGACTTAATATTTCAATATCCACAAGATCACATTGAAAATTTGGATGGATGTCTGATGGATGCCATTCATCAATGATTATTACATGCTCATCAAATAACACTACCAATTCGCCCGATGGTAAAGAGCCGATAAATGCCTCTCTAATTGGTTTGGACCATATATGGAATTCAAAATACAGTGTGAAAATACTAACTAAAAAAAAGGATATTCTATGAAACATTTAATTCTCCTCACTATCTTAATAAGTCTAAGTGGATGCGCGGCTCTTCCATCATTTTTTCAAACCGCGGAAGACATCGCCGATGATACAGCTATCAAAGTAGAAGTTTCAAGGGAAACTTTTCAAAAAGAGACTGATTTAAATATTCAAGTTAATGTAAAAAACAAAGACGAACCCATAAGCAAAAAGGACAAATAATGTTAGACGTACTCAAAGAACTTTTCAAAGAAGCTTTTCAGTATACTCACACAGCAGGAACACTCCAACAAATTGCAAATTTGGTAAATATTTTAAGTGTCCAGTATGTGAAAGATGCAGATGCAAAAAACGCCGCTATTGATGTGGTTTGCCAAATTTTACAAAGTCATAAAGATGTGACTCCTCCTCCAAAAGTGTGAGATAATGTGATATTTTAATATAACGAAATTATTTTTTCATGGTATACATGGATATGTAAATGAATATATAAAAAATGCACCTACAGGTGGGTTAAGATGCCTTTAGTAAAAAGTGGTTCAAAAAAATCCATTGGTGAAAATATAAAACGAGAAATATCGGCTGGCAAAAAACCCAAGCAGGCAATAGCAATTGCATTGAATGTTGCTAGAAAAGCTGGTGCAAAAATACCAAATAAAGGGAAGAAGTAATGCATAAGAAAATCATGCAAAAAGCTGCAAAATCTTTAGATAAAGATGCTGCACATTATGCTGACGAAGCTAAACATTCAAAAGGAAAGCACAAAAAAGAAGAGATGATAGAGCGTAAAGAAGCGAAGTCAGCAGCAAAAGATCTTAAAAAAAGAATCAAACACTCTCATGAATATTAGGAAAAATTATGGCAAAACATAAAATGTCCCACGCTGAAGAAGTAAAAGGCGGCCAACATAGTCATATGCATCATAAAAAAATGCATGACCATCATTTAAAAGAAGCAAAAAAACATGCTTCAAGTATGATGAAAGCCGCTAAGATGCATAATAAAAAAGAAAAATAATCATATATTTTTCTCCATTATCCCTATATCGATTTATTCGATATAGGGATTTTTATTTTCATTGCATCTCATGCCATAAGAATTTTCCAACTTGTAGTGGAATTCTTTCGATAAGAATCTAAATCAACATTTTTAATTTCTGGTATTTCGTCATAAGCGATGCGCCCGCGCATGACGGTTTTCATTACTTTAATTCCGCCGCCTAAGCAGTTTTCATCTCTGCAAAGTTTAAGAATTTCTTTTCTGTAACGATCTTTTATTTCTTCTAGGTCTTTAATCTGCTCCGAAACTTTCTTATATTCCTCAGCATATCCTTGCCATAATGGTTCATTGGCCATATCTTTATAATCTGCATCCTGCAAAGCCGGACATTCATCAAGAGCAAGGCATTTTAAAAATTCTCTAGCTTTTGGTATGAATCTTGTCGGGAATGTAGGATCTGGAAATATCTCAATTAAAACATCCTTTTCCTCATTTTCGCTACCAACTTGATAGAAGCACTTTTCTGCTCCAGTTACTAGCAATTGATGTTGAATTTGGTCGAGATAATATTGAGGTACAATACCATCCTGCGCCATCTTGTGAAGGTTATTACCTCCCGTTTTTATCTCAAGAACGTACTTTCCACAATCAGATAGTCCGTCCAAGGATGCGCCCAAGAAGTTATATTCTGAACTCTCCACAACTAAAGGAGTCATATTGAGTCCATATTTCTTTATAAA